GGGGCGGTTGCGCAGCGGGCAGAAATACACCTTCTTGAACGATGTACCACCAAAACACAGCATCAGCAGCATGCGGTCTGTGACTGGGTAGTATTCGCGAGCCGTGCTGGTCAGATAATGGTTCATGTCCTTCTCAAGAGCATTTGCAATCTCGTCGCGCTGGATGGTGCTGCCGTTTGCGTCATCTCTAATCTTGACGGGGCCATCGGTGGGCAGCAGTTCGGATCGCGCGTTGGCTTGGAAGCGCAGAACGGCCTCTTGCAGCAGCGGGTGGCGCACCTTCGACATGCCTTCCACGGGCGCACCATCGGCAGCGCCATTCAGGCCAGGTATTTCGATCTTGAGGCCCAGAAGCTTAATGCCTTGGGCGCGGTCTTCGATCCACTCGCTGCGGCTCTCAAGGTCATCGGACACGCCACGGATGAGGTCATCCGCAATGTTCTGGAGTTCGGTGTCATCGATCTCGTCAACAAGGTTGTCAAACCAGCCCTCTGGCGGTGTTTTCTCATTGTCGGGGTCTTTGATTGGCTTGCCATCCAGTGACAGCGTGATTGACCCATCTCCGTGTTCGATCTTGAGGATGGCACCATCCTGCGAGATCTCAGGCATGTCATCAGGCTCGGTATCGTCATGCTCAACGGTCACGTCCATCGGGCCAATGGCGGCATCCGCCTCATCATCAATTATGCGGATATTCGGGTTCAAGCCTGACATTGTATTCCCTCAAAGGTAATGGCTGCGCCCACATTAGCAGACGCAGCCACGAATATCAACGCGCGATGGCCTCCACGGGGCGGTCAGGCTGGTTCTGGTACTTACCATCGTACGATGCAAATCTGGATGTCTCGTGAAAGATCACTTGAGCAATGCCCGCGCCTGCGGGAATGTGCAGGCTGTAACGCCCGTGGTACACAAGCTCAAGGGTCAGGAAGCCGCACCACCCATTTTCGATTACGGTGTTATAGACAGATAATCCCTGTCGCGCCCAGGTTGACTTGTCGTGGACAATGCCAACCAGATTGTGCGGCATCTGGAACTCTTCGATGGCACTGGCGAGGGTGAAGTTGCCCTCGACAAATATGCCGTCTACAGCCACCTCTGATGGATCATCGTTTGCTGGCTTGTAGAAGTGAATATCCTGCTTGATGCGAATGTCGTACCCTGCCTCTGACAGACCCCAAGAAACGCCGTGTTCGCGGCGTTTCTCGTTGATCATGCCCTTGATCGGGGCGCGCTGCAGAAGGTCTGAGCCGTTGATGATCATTGCACAATAACCTCATCAAAGCGAAATTTGTCCAGAGCAGCCTGCGCTATGGATGCCATCTTTTTTGCTACGGCGCTGCTGCTTGGACGAGCCTCTAAAGCAACGCGCTCCAAGGCTGTAACCAGGTCTTCAATTTGACCGCATGCTGTAAAAGTTTCATCTTCCCAAAAGTCAACTTTTTGCTCAAGTTGACGGATTTTCTTCCACGGGTTCCAGATCATTGTTCACTCCTAAAAAATATTTCTGATGTTTCTCAACATACCACTGAGGCAATATCGTCATTAAGTCGCCACGGTTTGGGCGGCTGTATAAGCCAAACTCGCCGCGGTAATACTCACGGCACCGCACTCGAAGATCATGAATTATATCGGCTGGGTCAACAAGGTGAAATCCTGCGGGCGAACTCAAGGCGATGAGCCTGTCCACGCCGTTCGGTATTCCCCACCCAGCCTGTGGCATGGGCCTGTTGACCGTGCGCAGTTCCCACCACATCGTATAGTCAACGGGGCCACCTCGGTACAGGCGCTTTGGGGCTTTGACATCCACCTTGCCAAACTCGGCATCAAGCAAATCCCAATGCTCATTCATGTTCTCATCGGTGGTCGCCCGCCGTAAGATGAGGTCGCCGCGAAGCTCAGCAAACATGATCTCCGCGCCGACCCCGCAAATCATTTGTCACCCCCGAACAGAACCCCGAACACAGCGGTGATTGGCCAGAAGAGGATGATTAAAATCGCAACAGAAACATGGCCTTCCTTCATGGTGGGGAACGTGTCGTGGACGGCCTCAACGACATACTCAAAGTCATTGACGAGCCAGATCACAGGGATCAGATACAGCAACTGCGCGGCAACCATCCAAAGTTCCATTATTCTACATCTCCATTCTGAAATTCTTCAACGAAGCGGCGGATGCCCTCCATGGCCATCGCCGTCTCATCCTCTCCATCAATCTCATATGTGCGTGTGATCCCGCTGTGCTGGCCCACGCCAACCACGGTCACAACCTCGCCATCAATGACTGCGTTGCACAGAACTCTCATCGTCATCCTCCCCGCGCTTTTCTTCAATTACTTCAGTAGCGATTTCCCAGATCATCCCAATGACATCCAGAACAACATCGGCCTCGCGCCCTTCCTTTGCGGAAGTGACCGCCAAGATCGTCATAACCTTAGCCAGAACCTCAATTGCATCGTACGGCTCAATTTCTAAGTTGAGACACGTCTTGGTCACAAGCATAGACACCTTCATCGCTAATTCTGTTTTCTTCTCGTCATCAGTCATTTTAATCCTCATGCGTTGTAGAGCGGCACGTCTCCACTCCCATGGAACTGCTTGTCGCTCTCGATTTCAGCCATTCGTTCTGCGGCTCGTGTGAGCATACCCACATCTCGCAGATGTTTCAAGGCCATACTTACGGTATCGACGAGATCATCATGTTTGCCGCGAGGGAATGACGAGGTCTGCCTGATCACCATCTCCGCCCAATCTTTGTTCGGCGCGTACACCATGCCCTCGCTGAAGATGTGCTGTACCGAATACAAGCGGGCCACTTTGTCGAGGGTCTTGGGGTCATACATCTGGACAACAAAGTCCTCGTTGCCGAACAGCCGCCGCATCTCCTGCGCCACCGAGTGGCCAGCCGCCTTGTTTTCGATCAGCAGCACATCGACCTTCATCCGCTTGCAGATGTCGGCCACCTTGTTGGTGAGGTCGTGGACTTCGAGCTTGTCCTGCCACGCATACATCATCATGGCCTTCGGCACGGGGCCGAGGGATGATGACTGGATGCTGCGGGTCACGTCCATCGGCCTGCCGTACCTGTCAACCATCCTCGTCGCCGCAGAGTCTGAACTGCCGCCGAACACGCCCCAGACCGTCAGCGCGCTGGGGTCGTTCTCCGCCTTGGTCGTGTAGGCGGTGTCCAGCGATGCCACGATGTATTCGATGGGTGGATACTCTGGCCGATCCCATAGCTGCCACCATGCGTCCTGGACGATCCCGCCGCCGCGAGGCTCTGGGCTTTGCGCATACTGACCAGCAGTCGCGTATGGCCCCATGGCGGCCTCGTCGCGGTCAACCACATGCTCAGGGAAGCGGTCGGGGAACAGCAGTTCGCCATCCTCCTCGCGCGGATCTTCGTAGCCCAGCATCGTCGGCTTCGCCCGTAGCGGGTCATACCGCATCGGCAGCATGATGTGGTCATAGCCCATGTTGCCGTCAAGGATCACGCCCGACACGTCCAATTCGTGCAGGCGCTGCATCACCACCACGATGGCCGACTTGTCTGGGTTGTTGAGGCGCGAGGTCACGGCTTCCTTGAACAGGTTGGTGACCGAGAGGCGCTTGGCATCCGAGTTCGCGTCATCCACGCTGTGAGGGTCATCGATGATCACGCGGTCGCCACGGTAGCCCGTGATGCCAGTGAATGCGCAGGCCTGCCGAGATCCCGTGGCGGTGGTTTCAAATTTGCCCTTGGCGTTCTGGTCGCCCACCAGCTTGACGGTGTCGCCCCAGTGGCCCTGATACCATTCGCTGCTGACCAGTCGCCGCATGCGCAGACTGTCACGCAGGGCCAGTTCCAGTGAGTGCGAGGCGCAGACATACCGCATGGACGGCATGTTCTGCGGCCCCCACTCCCACGCAGGCCAGAACACCCCGACAAGCAGGGACTTCATGGTGCCAGGCGGTACGTTGGTGAGGAGGCGGTTGTAGTATGTGTCATCATTCAGCATCTCGCCGCGCGTGATGGCCTCAAGATGCGCGCAGATGAAGTCAATGTGCCAGCCGTGGACATAAGGCTGTTCTGGTTCGATCACATGCCACGCGGACTTCACGAACTCCGCCAGTGACAATTCGCATTTTCGTTTTTCAATAATTTTACGTTGCGCGGTAGCATCAATTGCATATGGAAGCTTGATCACGCCCACAGCAGTTCCACCTCGTTGCTGTCATCATCGAACACGCCGCAGCACATCTTGGACATGCCTGCGTCGAGGCAGATCCGCCTCTGGCCGATGAACACACCTGGCGTGTGGCCATGCACCACGGTCATCCCGCGATAGCCGATGTCAGCGCCCTCTGGGTATCGGTACAACTGCGTCATGCTCTCCAACTGGTCATCAAGATCGTAGGACTCATCAACGCCACCGTGGACGTAGACACGTTTGGCATCACTGTGAGTGATCGGAAGGCCATGGAACCATTCGGCATCACCCATCAGGGCGTCCATATCCACCTCGCCAGTGAGCGGGTGCTGGTATGACATGAGGGTTGCCTGCCCGCCGTTGGCCATCCAGTGCGTCAATTTGTTGCCGCAGATCATGTCCTCGTGATTGCCACGCAGGCACACGGCGTTGGGCAGTGATCGCACCAGGGCCACCACCTCACGGCTTTGGCTGCCGCGATCCACATAGTCGCCGAGGAACACCATCTTTGCGCCCTCTGGTATCTGCGCCAGCAAAGCCTTGAGCGGCTCCAGCCTGCCATGGATGTCAGTCATGACATACGTCCTAGACATCGGACAAGACTTTCTCTAGCATCTCCAGTTCCTCAAGAGACAGCTTGGACACGTCGATGGTGTTTTGAACTTTAATGGGCGCGTCATCAACGCCGCCAATAAATGTTTTCTCGCCGTATTTCTTGGGGTTCATGCGGCCCAGCGCCCACTTGCGCGTGTCAACCCGCAGCCTGCTGCGCTGCACATGCTCGCCGTTCAGGGCGAACGATGTCGGGTCATCGGCGTTTTTTAGCATGAAGTCATTGCTGCCGTCATCCGCGATGTTCAGGACTTCCTCGAACATCGCATCGGCCCGCATCTGCATAGCGAGCGCGTACTGTGACGTTCGATCGGGGTTTGTCCTCAAAATCTTCATCAGGGTGCTAATAGCGGGCATGTGATCGTCTTGGCAGATGGATCTGACACTTTCACCATTCACCATCCGCTCACAGATCTCATCGAACAGTTCATCAGTCATATTAAACAGCATAGCCGCCACTCCGTAATTGAGATGGCGGCTATATACCATGAAAAGTGCGGTCAGTCTAGTTAGGGTGCGCAGCCCCAACTGGGAGGAGCTTAGGGCTGCGCTACCGTGATTGCGCTCCATGTGCGCGGCTCTCAACGGCGTACCGCCAGCATTTACCCGCTGGTCAGGGCGTTCCTATCAGTAGTATTTGTCTACGATGTTTTTTTCGTAATGCTTAACAATCTTGTCGAACAGCGCGGGGCTGACGGTCTTGTTGCGACGTGTGCCGCGAATGTCTTCGATCTCCAAGTCGAACCATGCTGGCTCATCGGAGCCGTAGCTGTCGCTACCGCCCGCCGTAACATTAACATAAACGTCAATCTCAAACAAGAAACCACGAATTTCTACTTCCATCGAAAAGTTGTCGGTCATTTTAGTCTCCATCTGCTGGCGAGGCCCCGTGCCTCATGCAAAATCTATATCAAGCCACATCGTACGATGCAACAACTATTTTCATAAATTTTGATGTCCAGCGGTGGGCGTAGTTTACACCCACCACCAGGCCCGTGTGATCACAGCTTCCATCCCAGTGCAGCGCTCATGGCACTGATTGCGCGCAGGACAGATAATGCCTGATCCCTGCTGTGAACCACAATTTCATGATCTTGGAAATCACCCCTATGATCCACGCCGTCTTGGTTTATGCAGAAGTTTTCATCATTGAGGTGGAGGGTTATGAGGTGGCTGCCATCCAAAAGACTTTTGTCTATAAAAGCCTCTGCAGCAAGCGTGAGCGAC